TGTAGTGCAATCGAAAGATGTTTAGAGATTGCACAAACTGTAGTCTTTGCCAATGGTGGAGACAGAGGTAAATCTAATACACCAGAAATGGATAGGTTTGGTAACGATCCCAGAGTTGAAATGGAGTTTGGTGTAGGAGGAACTGACAAGAAAAATAGTAGTTCATGGTTACTTCATAACTACTTTGAAAGACAACGTAAAATAGTGGGGATCTAATGAATAATATAGGATTAGAAGTTGTATTCTGGACTGTGCTTTCAGTCTACCTATTGGCAAAATTTGGAGTATTTAAAAAATGAATTGTTGGCACTGTGGTACTGAGTTGATCTGGGGATCAGATTTTGACATGGATGAGTTGAATGACGGAGAAGAGTCTGAATATGATTTCTGGTCAAGTTTCACTTGCCCTAAATGTGAATCATATGTAGAAGTGTTTCATCACAAATAGAGATGTCTAAAGTAGAATGGGAAGCGTTTCAAGTACCAAACGTCCCACTATATAAAACTAAACTTGATAGTGACATGATGACTTATCTCTGGTCTTGTGTAGATCAGGCAGAGAAAGATAATGTCAATGATAGTAATGACTACAGTTATAGACTTGCTGGAAATATAACTGGTAGTTTAGGATTGAAAGATGTCAATAACAAATTTAGAAATGAAGTTGTAGGTCCTCTGACTCAACAACTATTAGATGAAGACCCTAAGCATTATTTTCCTCCTATAGATCTTGATCCAAGTTTGGATCTAAAATATAAACCAGAACTCAGAATGAATTGGTGGGTCAACTATCAATATGCTACAGAGTTCAATCCCGAACACGGACATACAGGCATCACATCATTTGTGATATGGATGAAGATTCCAACTCATTATAAAGAGCAACATAATCTTACCTTTCATTCAAATGCTGCATCTGATTTCCAGTTCACATACAATGATATATTAGGAAACACTATTGAGTATCCTATTTTCATGAGTCCAGAGATGGAAGGCACTATTATGATGTTCCCATCTAACTTACACCATCAAGTATACCCATTCTACAACACAGAAGAACCAAGAATATCAATTAGTGGTAATTTATTGTGGTCTGTGGTAGAATTATAATAGAAGTAAATCATTATGGATTTTTTAAAAGAAATAGTAAAAGAAATAGGCGATGAGTACACACAACTTGCCTCCGAGGCAGAACAAATTGAAGAGTTTGTTGACACAGGTTCGCACATTTTTAACGGCCTTATATCAGGCAGTATATTTGGCGGTGTATCTAGGAACAAGATTACCGCTATTGCTGGTGAGAGCTCTACTGGAAAGACTTTCTTTTCGTTGGCTGTTGTCAAAAACTTTTTGGATAATCATCCTGACGGCTACTGCTTGTATTTTGATACCGAGGCCGCTGTCAACAGAGGACTCCTTGAGTCTAGAGGAATTGATCTCAAAAGGCTCGTTGTTGTCAATGTGGTAACAATCGAAGAGTTTAGATCAAAAGCACTAAGAGCAGTTGATATATACCTTAAGACAGAAGAAGATCAACGCAAACCATGTATGTTCGTGTTGGATTCTCTAGGTATGTTGTCAACTGAGAAAGAGATCAGAGACGCATTAGATGATAAACAGGTTCGTGACATGACCAAATCACAACTTGTTAAGGGTGCATTTAGAATGTTAACTCTTAAACTTGGTCAAGCAAACATTCCACTAATAGTTACCAATCACACCTATGATGTCATCGGATCATACATTCCCACCAAAGAAATGGGCGGAGGCAGCGGTCTCAAGTATGCAGCAAGCACGATCATTTATCTCAGCAAAGCTAAAGAAAAGGAAGGAACGGAAGTCGTTGGAAATATTATTAAAGCTAAGACAGCAAAGTCGCGTCTGAGTAAAGAAAATAAAGAAGTCAAGATCAGACTATACTACGATGAACGTGGTTTAGATAGATATTATGGACTACTTGAACTAGGAGAACTTGGCGGACTCTGGAAAAATGTCGCAGGCAGATACGAAATCGACGGTAAAAAAGTCTACGCCAAGAAAATCTTGGCTTCCCCCGAAGAATATTTTACCGATGAGGTTATGGCAAAGTTGGAGAAGATTGCAGGGGAGACCTTTAGCTATGGATAAGTTCGTCAGAACCTGTGAGTGTTTTGACGAAAAGACTTGTCGTGTAATCATAGACTTGTTTGAAAACTCTGAAACTAAAGACAGAATAGAAAATGCTGGTGTACCTACCTTTACTCAGGTAAATATAAATTCATCTGGTAAGGCAGATAAGTTCATGCAGCTTCTTTGTTACAAGATAGTAGATGTTATAAAAGAATATAAGAAAGATTTACCAGAGTTTGTAGATTGGTTTCCTGATAAGTTTGCTTTTGAGGAACTAAGAATCAAAAAATATGAACCAAATTCAGATGATGAGTTTGGATTACATGTAGATGTTCAAGATCATCTAAGTGCAAAGAGATACCTTGCTTTTCTTGTGTATCTGAATGATGATTTCAAAGGTGGTGAGACTACATTTCCTTATCATAACTTGACAGTTAAGCCAGAAACTGGTACAGTATTAGTGTTTCCACCTACATGGCAGTATCCTCACAGAGGTATGCCTGTTAGAAGTGGAAGTCCAAAGTATGTTATGAGCACCTATCTTCATTACCAATGATAGAAACTATTGAAAATACAATCATCAAGAACCTGATTCGCAATGAAGATTATACTAGGAAAGTTCTACCATTTTTAAAGCCAGATTACTTTGATAAAACTACAGAGAAAATATTATTTGAAGAGTCTGCAAAGTTTATTGTAGAGTATGATAAGTGCCCGACAGTAGAAATACTTTCTATTGAATGTGAAAAGAGAAAAGATATTAATGACGATACCTACAAGGAGATACTTCAGTATCTAAAAGAAACAAATGAAACAGAATTTGTTGTAGAAGATTGGCTTATAGATACTACAGAGAAGTGGTGTAAAGAAAGAGCAATCTATCTTGCACTGGTCGAGAGTATCTCTATTGCAGATGGACATGATATCAAGAAAGGTGTCGATGCTATCCCTGCTATCTTATCTGATGCACTAGCAGTAGGATTTGATAACCACGTTGGACATGACTACCTAGAAGATTACGAAGAAAGATATGACTTTTACCACAGGAAGGAGGACAGAATCGAGTTCGACCTCGAATTTTTCAACAAGATTACAAAGGGCGGCCTTCCAAATAAAACACTCAATATTGCTCTCGCTGGCACTGGTGTTGGTAAGTCTTTGTTTATGTGTCATGTCGCAAGCAGTGTGTTACTCCAAGGCAAGAACGTATTATACATCACGCTTGAGATGGCTGAGGAGAAGATTGCTGAAAGAATTGATGCTAATCTTCTAAATATTCCTGTTCAACAGTTGACAGACATACCTCGTCAAATGTTTGAGAATAAAGTTACCAAATTGTCAGAGAAGACTCAAGGTAATCTTATCATCAAAGAATATCCAACTGCTGCCGCACACTCAGGACATTTCAAAGGTTTGTTGAATGAACTTTCATTGAAGAAATCATTCAAACCAGACATCATATTTGTTGACTATCTAAACATATGTGCTTCATCACGTTACAGGGCTGGATCAAATGTTAACTCGTATTCCTATATTAAGGCGATTGCTGAAGAGCTCAGGGGTCTTGCAGTTGAGACTAATGTACCTATCGTCTCCGCCACTCAGACGACTCGTTCTGGTTATAGTTCTAGTGATGTTGACCTTACTGATACGTCAGAGTCCTTTGGCCTTCCCGCTACTGCTGATCTCATGTTTGCTCTTATTAGTACGGAGGAGCTTGAGGAGGTAAATCAAGTAATGGTTAAACAGTTGAAGAATAGATATAATGATCCAACCATGAACAAGAGATTTGTACTAGGTATTGATCGTGCAAAGATGAAATTATATGACGTAGATCAGAGTGCTCAAGAAGATATTGTTGACAGTGGACAAGAGATAGAGTATAATAATGAGCAAGAAACCAAAAAAATTAAAAGTAAATTCGCTGGTTTGAAATTCTAATGACTATTGATTTTAAAAGGTACGAGGCCTTTGTTGACGCTGTAACATCTGACGCTTCAAAAGATTTTGTTAATCTTGCTGACCGTATGGTTGAGTTAGATGGACAGGGTGCTAATATAGAGAGACTTCTTACCGCTGCAGTTGGTATGTCTGCTGAAGCTGGTGAGTTCACAGAGATTGTAAAGAAGATGGTGTTCCAAGGAAAGCCTTGGAATGATGCGAACAAACATCATTTGGTCACAGAACTCGGTGATATCATGTGGTATGTTGCAAATGCCTGTATGGCCTTGGATGTATCATTTGATGATGTGGTTGCAACAAACGTCAAAAAATTAGAGAAAAGATATCCAGGCGGAAGCTTTGATGTGTTCTATTCAGAGAACAGACAAGAGGGAGATCTCTAAATAACTCTACAAAAGAGTATTAGGGATGACTACTGTTTCTCCAAACTATCAACAGAGAGGGCAATTCAATCCTTTCTATGTTATGAAGTCTGCTGTCATAGCATCATCACACACCGCTCTAACAAAAAAATTTAAAGAACAAAAATTTACACAGAAAGATCTATTCTTTAAGTGTGTAGATCAGGGAATGGGAGAACTAATATACAGTACATCAAGTAGAGCCGCATTTACATTTCAACTTTCACTTGAAAGTAAGGATAAAACTATTCCATATTATATAAAGGCGGCACAATCAAGTGCAGTTGGACATCTGGGTATGACATCTAGAAAACCAGCAACCCAATCTTCAAACGTGAATGAATTTATGAGTGTGTATTTTCTTGTTCAACCTATGATGTCACCAGAAGCTCTACAAAAATATGTCACATCTAACAAAGGACCAACAGGTGTCATGTATGGTTCTGGTAAACCAGTTACGTTTTCAGATGTAGTTGATCTAATAGATGCCGACCAAACACCAGAAAGAGATATCAATATTGGAAGAAATAATGCTATTGCAATAAGAAAAGATTTAAAAGATAAAGGAATCGGTGGAGTTTACTGGACACCTCAAGCAAAACCAAGAAACGTATCACCTAACAATCCATCAGACGTTGTTGTAACATTAGGTGATGGATCACTTCAAGGATATTCAAACAAGATAGCATCTGGTAAAGATGCAACACCTAAATTCAATACTAATATATTTGCTTTTTATGGAAAGTTGGGTGACGGTGGACAGTTGGCTGCAATCAAAGGTATCATTGACAGATCTTGGAACGCTGCAGCTGCAACTGTCAAGGGTGAAAATGCAAAAGCAGCTTTGAATTCAATTAGAATTGAGAGTGAACCATATAGTGAGTCTGGTTCGAGAGATGCCTTTGCTAATATTGCGAGAGCATTTATTAAAGATGGATTAGATTTCTATGGGAAAGATATGTATTACCCATACAGAAATAATTTAATTGAAGGATTTAAGAATCATCTTTCATCTCCATTTAATCTATCATATTTGTTGAGAACAGTTTACTTTTACACATATGATGATCCTAGTAAATCATTTACTCCGTGCCCTTATAAATTATTGATAGGACAAGTGAATGGATCTAGTAACATAAAGGCAGTTTCTGATGATACTATGTTGAAATCTATGTTGATTGCAAACCCAGCAGAGTATCAAAAGTTAACTGGATACTATGATGGTTCGTCACAATCATTCAAGATGTCATTCAAGTATAAGAAGAAAACTGTGAACGTTCCAATTACTTGTAGGACAAGAGCCGCTGGAGGGTGGTCTGGTAAATCATTGTATATCACTACCTCTGGTGTAAAGTTCCTATAAATAAAACTGTAATCGTGTACTGATTTTTGTGAAATCTTTCGGTCAATTTATAATAGAAGCTGTAAAAACTGCTGCATCAACCGAAGCCAAGATGAAAGGCTTGAAGGGTGATGGCCATGGCGGGTGGTACGATCAGAAAGGTAACTTCGTTGCTAAAACTGTAAACGGAAAACTACAATTCACAGGAGGAAGAAGTGCTGCACCCGAAGAAGATCCTAAGTCTACTAAGGTTGCCACTCCAGAAAAACCAACTGCAAAACCAAAAGCAGTTGCCACTGCCCCTGTACCAAAACCTAAACCAAAAGAAGATACTGCCGCTACTGCAACTAAATCACCTGAGCCTGGTGAGTCCGATCAACAGACAGCAGAAGTTATGGGTATGCCGTCAAGTGAAGGGGTAGTAGTTGTCTTTGGTAGATTCAATCCACCAACAGTGGGACATCAAAAATTATTAGACAAAGCTGCTTCAGAAGCATCTAGATTAGGATATGACTTCAAGATATATCCAAGTCGTAGTGTAGATGCAAAGAAGAATCCATTGCAGCCTGGTGCGAAGATAGAATATATGAAGAAGATGTTCTCTGACTATGAGGAATCTATCAAGGATGATCCAAATGCAAGAACCATATTTGATGTTCTTGTTGCTGCTGCTAATCTAGGATACAAAGGAGTAACAATAGTCGTAGGACAGGATAGACTCTCCGAGTTCCAGAGTCTTGCACAGAAATATAATGGTGACTTGTATAATTTTGAGGATCTTCAAGTCATATCTGCTGGTGCAAGAGATCCAGACTCAGAAGGTATAGAGGGTATGTCTGCATCTAAGATGAGAGATGCAGTAGCGAAGGATGACTTCAAAGCATTTGCAAAAGGTATTCCTAACATAGGTAACATGGAAAAGAAGAATCTCTTCAACCTTATCCAGAAATCTATGGGAGCGACTGATGAACAACTTAGAGGAACTGTTGCTTCAGAGACATGGCAACATGCACCTAAGTTAGATCCTTTTGGTTTGAGAGTTGCATACTTAAAAGAACAGTGTTTCAAGGTAGGATCTTTAGTAGAGAACGTAAACACTGGTGTTAGAGGTAGAATTACAAGGAGATGTGCGAATCATGTGATAGTACAAACTCCAGAACACACCATGTTTAAGGCGTGGTTGAAAGATTTATCAGAGGCATATGATGTAGGAACTGATGAGTATAGACAATATATGCAGAGAATGACACCAGGCCAAGGAGATAAGAAGTGGAATAATGACCCCATCATAAAACCAATTACCACTGGTTCTTTCTATGATGGAAAGAAAGTGAAGAACCCTAATGACCCTCCTAGTGGGCCTGGGGTAAAATATAATGATACAAAGATTCCCTACAAAGTTGGAAAGGGATAAATAACCTTAGATAAAAGACTATCTTCAAATTTCACGATCATGACTGACGACAAAGGATTAGTTGATGCTTATGCTTCAATTTATGAACATCATCAAAAAGATGCTGATGGTAATGTAATAGAACATGAAGAAGATAAGAAAGAACAAATAGATGAAGCACTACCTTTACTTGCGATGGGTGCTAAGTTTCTAGCAAAGAAAGCTGGTGGGGCACTACTAAGAGCTGGAGCAAGGAAGATCATGGGTGGAATTGCCGATAAGGTAAGAGGCGGAGGCCCTTCAACAATGGCTCATAGACAAAATAAGCAGGGAAATTCTACTGGAATGGGTATGCAAATGGCATCCTACCAACCAGAAGGAGAAGTGGTTGAAGATGTTGCAATCACACACTTAGACGGAAGTACAACAGAGGTAATTGATGTGGTAAAACCAGAACCAATAGGAGATCCAGATGCTAGATTAGCTGATAGACTTTGGGATCAAGTCGCTTCAAATCTCACCACACTCGGAGAGATGGGTGACACAAGATATAGAGTAGAACCAGTAGAAGAAGGTAAGAAAGCAAAGAAAGACTATGATGGTGACGGTAAAGTAGAGAGCGGTGCTAAAGAATATCGAGGTGTTATACACAATAAGATACAGCAAGCAAAAGGCGGTAAGGGAGACGGTAAGGATACTTCAAGTGTGAAAGAGAATTTCAACGTGAAGAGTCCAGTTACATTTTCAAAACCAGAACCAAAGACAGAAGAGTCTATAACTGAGGACATGGTTAAGAAACATGCAAGTTCAATCCTAAAGGCTCATCAAGCTATGACCGAAGGTAAAGGCGATCCATGTTGGGATAGTCACAAACAAGTAGGTATGAAGAAAAAAGGCGGTAAGATGGTTCCTAATTGTGTTCCTAAGTAATGAAAAGTTTTTCAAAATTTCAATATCAGAACAGTCAACAACTTGACGAGTTAGTAGGCACAAGAATGGGTCAGCTAGCCCGAGGTGCAATGAATGCTGCACAAAATATTGGAAGAAAGACAAATCAAACATTAACAAACAACTCTCAACAGTTTAGACAGGGACAAACTGCTGGAGTTGGAACTCCCAATGCGACTAAGTATAAGAAGGGAGGAGCTTTAGTAAGTAAAAGACAGGATCAAAATCCTCTTAGACCTGTACAATTACAACAGAAAGCTTTACCACCAGCAAGAGCTCAGAACAATCCGCAAGTTGTTTCTACTGGTATCAAATCAGTAATGAATAGGAACAAATTGAAAGCTAAGAAGGCCTTATCAACTGAGAGAGGTCAGGATGTAACTAGAGCAGCAGTTGGTGCTATCAAAGGTGCCACATCATTTAAACAGGACAAGGAAAGAGTAGATACTGGTGCTGGAGGAATGGGAACTGCCTTAAGGCAGATGTCTAATGTAGGTAAAGCAGCAATGCAAGGTGCATTGGCATCTGGAAAAGGACAAAAAATATTTGGTAAGAATAAGAAAGGGGATATCAAGAGTACTTTGGGAGATAGACTTGCTAGCAAGATAAAAAGAAGAGCACAGAAATCAGTTGGTCTTACACCAACAACACCAAAACCAGCTGGAAGAACAAGAGGTGGTAGAAGTATTACCACTGGTGCAGGCGATCAAGCCATATCAGACAGACAAGTTAAACGGAAAGAAGATAAAATTACATCAAGTGCGGCAAGATCTGCTCCAAGGTCTTCTATAGATCCTAAGCCAAGAAAACAGACTAGTAATGTAACAGGTAAGTCTCCCCAAGGCAGTGTAGACTCT